AGGATTACATCGGAAACGGCTGAAGTCATATTCGCGTCATCTCGCATATTCCGGCCGGCGCGGTCACCGTAGGCGGCTTGACATGGAATGGCTCCGATAGGGATATCGTGTTCGCGATAAGCTGGATGAATGCCAGGGATATTAAAGCCGGGTATGCCTCGCCTAAGCATTTGACAGAGCTCAAACACGCTTGCTCGATCTGGATTTGCCTCACTCCAAACAACGTCCGCGCCACTGGGTCCAATTCGCGGGTCGTGACTAATAACGAGAGCAGAGGGAGAGCGGACACCAAAGTCCATTGTTACTACAGTGCGCATCCAGGGCTCGGGTCTCCAATCTGCTGGAGCGATATTCCCGACCGGATATTGCTCTGGGCTCCACATGTCAAAGACCGCGCCTGCTGGTGACTGCGGAATGCAGTAGATGTTTTCCATTACTTCTCGACGGCTTAAAGTAGAGACCCAGTCATCAAAGTTTGGAAGGTTTTCTCGGTTTACTGTAGATGGGCAGAGAAATCCGACGCCGCCTCTGTCTTCGGCGAAGCGTGTCCACCAAGGGTCATACGTTGGCTTACCGAGCAGGCATAATCGCCCAGGTGCGCCGCTTCGAATACGTCCGAGCATTGCGCTTCCAACCTCGCTTTCCACAACCTGAGCTTCATCGAGAATACCCCAGCCACAGTCGGGACCTTCCAGTGAGTTTGCTGCCATACTCTTACCGCTTGGACGTTTCCAAGAAAGCGCCCAGACGATTGTCTGGATGCCGTTTTTATGAGGGCTTTTCCAGTGTGGAGCAGGCTGACCCTTAAAGGCGTGATGATAAGACCAGCCAAGGGGCTCAAGCAAAGCCGCCATCTCGGTTGCTATCGTTCTGGCGCCACGACCCATGCTGTCCGTTACATAAAAGCCGTTAATGCCTGGATCGTCCTCGTGCGATAGATGGCAAAGCATTGCTACGAGCCGCGTCTTGCCAACGCCCCAGCCGCCGCACATTGAGATAATCGGATATTGTTTTGAAAGCCAAAGAGCGAGAAACTTCATCTGACCCTTGTTTGGCTTAAACTCTCGTAGGAGACCGTCAATCATTGCGGTCTATATCTTCCATAAGGTCAAGCTCGGATGCGCGTGCAAGCTGCTGTCTCACGCTGTCAACGATAAACTCTGCGACGGCTGGAGCCGAGTCGGGCTCTGTACTGCGTGCGTCGATATTTATCATTGGCTGACCGCCATTTAAGTTGTTGTCAGCTAGACGCCACCAGTCAACAATGGCTCGCGCTCGTACAGCGTGCGGCACCTCTTCATCGGTAGCAAGTTTAAGCATGTGCGTCAGCGCCATAATTCTAGGCTTTGCGTGCGCTTTGCGAATATCAAGATCACGAAGAAATCTAGCGACCTCTTCATCTGTTGCTCCGCTAAAGTCTTGGGCCCAAGCGAGACCACCGACACCGACGGCTTGTAAAAACTTCCCCTTTCTTTCTACGTCATTGAGGTCTTTCAAAGCTTGGTCCGCAGCCGAGCTCTGCTGTTGAACAGACTCTCGGCTTATCTTGGTTTTCATTTCACGAGCGGTTGCACCAGTAGTTCTCTCTGCGTGAAAGATGGCAAAATCTTTTGATCGGCGCCATCGTGAAAGCGTGCCGCGGTTAATTCCCGTCTGCTCTTCAATTTGCGGCATCGAGTAGCCTTCACTTAGCAGCTCAAAGCATCTTGCCTTTTCCTCTTTTGTCGCGTTTGGTTTTTGTTTTTTCTTCACTAATAGAAGCCCGTTGCGTCTAGTTGCATTGTGTTGCATTATGACCATAATTTACGCAACCACGCAACGGAGAACAGGTGCGAGACCTCTGGACGATTCCAAAAGAAGATTTAGAGAAGCTAAAAGATGAGCACATTGTTCTCGGCATGAGTGGGGGCAAAGACAGTACCGCGTGTGCTCTTCTGCTTGAAAAGAATGGCATTAAGTTCGACCGTGTTTTTATGGATACAGGCTGGGAGCACCCTGCGCTGTATGACTATATTAAAGATGTGCTTGAGCCAAGAACGACACGCGGCGGTAAACAGATAAAGATGTTTGACGCGACCGCAAACGATGGTTGCACAAGGTGGGGAATGTGCGAGTCGCCTCTTGCGAGTAGTGACTTGGTTAAAATCTCGGAGGGAAGAAATGAAAGCAAAGAGCATTAAAATTGCGGAGCTCACGCCTGATGACGTAAACGCGAATAAGGGAACGGAGCGTGGCAGTTCGATGCTAGAAAAGTCACTGCGTGCGTATGGCGCTGGCAGGTCGGTTCTCGTTGATAAGGCGGGTCGTATAATCGCGGGCAATAAAACCGTAGAGGCTGCTGGCAGTATTGGGCTTGAGGATGCGCTTGTTATCGAGACCGACGGAACGCAAGTTGTCGTTGTGAAGAGAACAGATCTTGACTTAGATAGCCCAGAGGCAAGAGGTCTCGCTGTAGCCGATAACCGTGTCGCTGAAGTTGGATTAAGCTGGGACATGGATGCGCTTGAAAAGTTAAGTACCGACCTTGATGTAGGCAATTTCTGGTTCGAAAACGAGTTGCCTGATATTGACTTTGAGGAGGTCGGCGCAACTGCAAGAAATTTCTCTGACTTTGACAATATACAATTTACAGATGTGGCATTTACGGATCGAGTAAATAGTAGTGTTGATGATGAGGAGGACGGAAAGTATACGGCTAAGGTAGAGGCGCCTACTTATGAAATCACAGGAATTAAGCCCGATGTGATGGATCTGTATAATCCAGAAAAGACGATTGAGCTTGTTAACGAAATTATGACAAGTTCAGCTAGTGATATTGAAAAGGCGTTTCTTATTGCCGCAGCAAACAGGCATACGGTGTTTGATTATCAGCTGATAGCAGAATACTACGCGCAGTCAAACGCAGATATACAAGACCTAATGGAAAAGTCTGCGCTTGTTATTATTGACTATAATGATGCCATTTCCCGCGGCTTTTTTCGCATGACGGAGGATATTAGAAACTCAATAGAGGCTGATGATGATGATGAATGAGGAAAACTTTGTTGCGTTTATCTTAACGCATAAAAGAGCCGATAAGGTTATTACAATACCGACGCTGCGAAAGCACGGCTACACGGGGCGCATCGTACTACTTGTTGATGATCAAGACCCGCAACAAGAAAGATATGAAGAGCTGTACCCTGGGCAGGTTGAGATATTTTCAAAACAACGAATCGGCTTAGAGTTTGATATTTGCGACAACTTTGGAGAGCCGTGGGCAGCAATCGTCTGGGCAAGAAACGTCTGTCAACATATAGCGAAAAAGCTTGGAATTAAATACTTCATTCAGCTTGATGATGACTACAAAGAGTTTAGATACAAGTTTAATAAAAACTTTGAGTACATTGTGGGCGCGACCTACATAAAGAACCTTGACCGCGTCTTCGACATAATGCTTGAGTTCTATAAGTGCGATGAAAGAATAACAACCATTGCGCTCGCACAAGGCGGGGATTTTATTGGAGGCTATGCGGGGTCGTATGCGAAGAAAATCACGTTGAAAAGAAAAGCAATGAACAGCTTCATCTGCTCGACTGATCGCCCGTTTTATTTTACCGGCCGGATAAACGAGGATGTAAATACCTATGTCAACAAAGGCTCACGAGGCTATATATTCTTCACGGCAAATCAGGTAGGTCTAGAGCAGCTGCAAACACAGGCAAACAGCGGTGGAATGACCGAGACATACTTAGATGACGGGACATATATAAAGAGCATGTATTCAGTAATCATGAACCCGTCAAGCGTTAAGGTCGGACTTATGGGTATCTACAAGCGGCTTCATCATAGAATAACGTGGCGAAACGCGGTGCCGAAAATTATTTCCGAAAAACATAAGAAGGCTTGTTAATGAAAAAAAAGCGACGCAGGGTCAAGATTGAGGACTCTTGGCGTGTAATAAAAATGCGACTTCCTCTTGAGTTAATCAAAGGGCTTTCGGCTGTTCGTGACGAAAACGGAAACGTGTTACCGCTTCCGCAGGCACGAGGAAACGCAATTCTCAACATGCTTAATAAGGCGCTTGAGGTTAATGAGCAGATTGCAGAAAAACTCTTGTTAAGAGAAAACCAGTTGCGGATAGCAACAAAGATTTTAAAAAAGTATGAAGACCGATTTACGGAGAAAGGAGTCGAATATGCCGACATTCTCGAAGAAGAAAAAGTACAGCACGCCAGCGGAGCTCACGCAGCAGACGGTGATGATCAAGATAACGCAAGCGACACTCGCGAAGATTGACAAAATCGCGGTCGACGGTCTTGATAGTAGCGCAAAGATGGCGGACATTCGAGGCGCAAAAGTAGCGGCGCTGATCAAAAGGCAGAAACGCAGCGCCTTCAACTACAGCTCGCAAGCGTAAAAAAAGAGTGGGGCGATGCTGCCGCTAAAGCAGATATGCTTGAAAAGCAATTAGAAAGTTCAGGCAGCTCTGTCGATACGCTAAAAGAAAAGCTGGCGACAGCAAAAACGCTTGCCGACTCTCGAAACAATATCATTAGAGCGTTTAAGCAGATTGTTGATGAAGTCGGTTTCTAGCTCTTAAAAAAAACAATCACGGATTTTGTTTTTTGGTTGCTTATGCAATCAGGTACAATGTAGCGAAAAAGCACGCATTGTATGCGCTTCGCGCACGTTGTATACTAAGGTAAGTATGAGCACACTTTACACAATAGCCCAAGACAAAGCCCGAGAGTTTCTGGAGCTTCCCGAAGAGCTTCCTACTAGGCCGGCGGGATATAGCGGCACACGTATAACTGGAGGTCATTTACCTTCTGAATACGAGCACAATGTTGAGTTTCGGACGCCTCGCAAGCGTGCGCTAATGATTAGCAGAATGATGCGGACAAGCCCTATTCTTTCTCTTGCGGAAGAGTATCTAACGGGGCTTTGTACGTCTGTGAAGCTAGTGGTCAAGCGAACAGAGAACACAAGCGAGATTGCAGCAGAGGCGCTTGAAAGTCAGTTTGGCGTCGGTAAGTTTGAAGATGCTGGTGGTAGGATTGGAGACCAGGGTACCGACGACCTTATTCGGCACCTAATGAGTGCAAGAACATACGGGCACGTCGCAATGTCCGAGTCTTATGAATACGATGAAAATGACGGACTGTACTACATTGGCTTACATAGGCGACGACAAGAGTCCTACGATGCCTATATAACCGAGGTCGGGACCGAAAAGCTGCTAGGCATTATGCAGCGTTATGGTTACGCAAGCGGTAGTGTAAAGAGCCGTGTTTTGCCGTTGCGTGAAACGCTCTGGCTTGTAAATCGAGGCGACATCGGGTGGTATGACGGGCAAAGTGTGTTTCGTTCCGTTTATCCGCACTGGCGCTCGGAACAGTTGAGGTATCGCCTCGAAGACCTAGCCGCAAACAAATATGCGGACCCCCCACAGCAAGGCAAGCTGCTACTTGATAGGTTCGTTCAGTACGCAAACGGGCTAAACGGAGCACCTCCAACGCGACAGGATTTTGTTGAAGAGCTAAACGATATGGCTGGCAAGCTAGCAAATCTACATAGCGATGAAAACGGTCACCTGCTTCATCCCGATTGGTGGGAGTTTGTACCGAGAGCTAATCAGCATTCATATAATCCGGCCCCGCTATTAGAGAGTGCAGGGCATCACCAGAGAGTAATGGCTGAAAGGCTTTATATTGCTTGGGTTACGCAAGGCAGAAGAGGCGACGGCGGTAGTCGTTCTATGGTCGATGTTCAAAGCCAGATAATTCAAGACGCAACCATTGATTCAATGCAGTGGATCTGTAACGCAATTAACAGGCAGACGGTCTCACGGTTTCTCAAAGCCAACTTCTCTAAGCTAGAAAGGTCCGAATATCCGATTCTGAGCTTTGAGCGTGGCGCCATAACGACACCTTGGTGGCAAACAAATGCACAGGCATTCGCGCAGTTCGTAAGCCAAGGCATAATTAGTATAAGCCCTGATGATGAAAGGGCGGTACGCGCAGCTTCGGACCTTCCAGAGCCAAGCGAGGAAAGCCCTTCACAGGTAGACCGAATTGCTGCTCAGGCGGGCGGTCGTTTAAAGACGGCTCAAGGTCAGCGTGAAGCCGCTGAGCCTGGATCATCAAAATCTCAGCCTAATAAGTTTGTAAACCGACTTGTTGATGAAGACGACCTCGAAGAAAACGAAGAAGGCGAAGAGTAATGCCGTACAAGACAGAGCATACAGCAAGACAGATTCAGCCAGAAGAGTTTTCGGACTTTCGTAGGGTTCACGAAAACTTTACCCCAGATGGAATTGATTTTGTGTACGGAATTAAGGAAGACGGATCTTCTGAAATTCAAAGTGTTCGCGCAGACGCAGAGCTTTGGAGCCTACAAAAGTTTGTCGACTGGTTAAACGAGCACGAGCTGACGGATGCTTTTGTTGTACCAGCTACGACCGAAGGCGAGCGCAACGGCGAAGAGGTAAAGGAGATGGCAAAAAGTGCAGCAAGCACACCGGCAAAGCCAAGCGAAAGAATTAAAGGAAGCAAAAAGAATAAAGCGGGCAGCGCAAAAGGTCCGCGTGGCGGTATCGAAGTAAGCGCAGCAACCGAAAAGACGCTCAAGAACAAACTTAAAGAGCATAATGATGAAGTTGGTGATCGAGCATCAAAGCGAACTACGCTTGGCGCTTTAAAGGCGGTCTATCGAAGAGGTGCGGGCGCATTTAGTAAGAGTCACCGGCCGGGCATGACACGAGGGCAGTGGGGCTTTGCGCGAGTTAACGCATTCCTTCATCTTCTTAAAAAAGGGAAGCCGAAACGCAAGGGATATGTAACTGATAATGACCTATTACCAGAGGCGCACCCTCGGTCTTCAAAGAAGAAGAAGGAGTCATCAAGAGAACTGGGCAGAATGATAAGGTTGCCGGGTTATATTCGTGATGCGCTGCGCAAGGGTCTTAAACTTCACGAGAACGGGCGAAGCGGAGGCGGGCTTGTATCGACTACGGTGCGAATGGCAACTATCGGTGCAGAGTCAGGAGAGTGGTCAGAGGAGAAGATTATTAAGGCTGCCGCGTGGTTCGAAAGGCACGAGTCGGATCGAAAGCTAAAGGACGGCAGAAGGTGGAACCTAAAGAACGCTGAAACGCCGGGCTATGTTGCCTGGCTGCTTTGGGGAAGTGACGCGAACGACCGAGGTCGGTCTTGGATAAAGAAAAAGGCTGCTGAACTTAAAGAGGAACGGAAAGAAATGAGTCAATCAGAGCACGAAGCAGAAGCCGAGCTCGGCTACGGGTACAAGGATGAAGAGATGGGATTTGAGCCAAAAGAGGGCGACCCGCTTGGAGAGTACCGAGATAGGGATTCAACGATTGCGCCAATGATCCGAAGAGAAGATGTTGAGGGCGAGGAAAACAAAGACTTACATGTGCTCCGTCTGGGTACATTGTACGACCTCGATTCTGGCGAGATGATTATGAATATGACCGAGGATTCTGCTCGGGAAATTGCTAGAACAACGGATCGAATGATTCAAGCAGGGCACGCGGTGCCGATTAGCTTTGAGCATGGAATCGAGGGCGGGCAGCGTGCACAAGAGGGCGCGGACCGTCGCCCTTACGGGATGATTATGGCGGTTTATTATGATGAATACCGTCGTGGCATATACGCACGAAAGCAGTGGACAAAGCTTGGTAAAAGACTGCTGCTTGACTCGATGACCGAGGATGGGCGTACTGCGGTTCGTGTATCTCCAAGAGTAATAATGAAGCCTGCGTATCATCCAAGCACGGGAGAAAGGCTTGGCGAGTCCTATATGGACGTGATCAGCCTTACAACTTTGCCGCGTCAGGACCGTATGGAGCCTGTCGCACTATCAAGGACAAAAAACGAATTGGACAACGAACAGTCTGAGTCCAAAATACAACAACCGGCGGAGCCAACCGCCACAACAGAAAGGGTCGAAATGACTGAGAAAACCACCGAAGAAGCGGTTGATGTTTTACTCGCTCGCGGCTCCGAGGAAGCCAACGCCATCTTTACGGCGGCAGGGCTCGAAGATGATGCGCCAGTCGTTGAGCTTGCGCGGAAATTCGAGACCCTTACGGTTGAGCTTGCACGGGTTAACGAGGAATTAAACAAGTACCGAACCGAAGAATTGAATCGGCTTGCTGCGGACAAAGATGCAGAGGTTGAGGAGTTTCTTAACTCGCATAATGTAAGTGAAGTTGAACGAGAATTTTTCAAAATTTCTTTACTAAGCAATGACGAAAAAACAGCCGAGCTCGCACGACAGACGATTATCGCAAGAGGTGAGCCCGATAAGATGGAAGCCGTTGAAACTGCGCTAACGGAAGCCAAGAAGCGTGGCGCGGTTCCTGCTGACTTTGTTGTTGAGGGTGAGCTTGCGGAGTTAAGCCGAACTGCACCAGAGGTTGCGGTAGGAATTATCAACGCAATTCCTGGTGAGAATGTGGTGCGTGTTGGTGATGCTGCTGGAAGCGATGCCGCTGGCGTAGACACGAAGACCAATATTGGAAAAGAGCAGGCGGGTGTTGAATTGTCGCGTTTGGCTCGTGAACTAATCGCTGACGGTAAGGTCACCAGCCTTATTGAAGCGCATAGAATGGCAAAAATTGAGCGACCAGATCTTGTCGCAGCGACTAAAGAGGAGAACTAAAAGATGGCAGTTTATGTTCCATTGGAAGACCCAAAAGCAAGCGCGACCGCTGGCGGCGCTATCGCCGAGGGATTGTTTGTAAAGTATAACGCAGCTGGAACCAAGGTAGAGGTTGGTGACGGTGCGGCTGTTCACTGTGCAGGCGTTGCTGCTGAAAAGGCCGACGCCGATGGCGACGGCATCCGTTTGTATGCTCTTGATCAGTATGCGCGTGTTATTGCAGGCGAGGCGCTTGACGCAGCAAACGGAGCTGTTGACTGTCGTTTGACGTGCGGCTCGGGTGGTGATGCAGGTAAGGCTAAGAAGGCCGGTAACACGAACCCTATTTGGGCAATGTGGTTACCGAAGCCCGGTGAAACGGCTGCTGCAGGTGATTTCATTACGGTTCAGCTGATCCAGGCTGCTGGTAAGGTTGTTGACGACGCATAGTTTGCGAAGAAAAGGATTTGAAACATGTCTCTTAATTATCAAAGTTTGAACCCTAAAAGCATTCTGCGGGATGCTTTAATTGATCCAAGCCCAGACTTGGCTGGAATGCAGCTAGCATATCCAAAAATCTTTGGCATCCCTGGGCTTGCCGAAGGCGGCGTTGCTCGTGGTCGTGCAATCGACCTTACGGGTAACCCCGGCTTTCTTCACGGCAAGTTGCTCGTTCGCAACAAGAGAGATTTGCTCGGCGCTGCTGCTGAGGGATCTGTCGCAAAGCCTATCAATGCTCCACGTGATACCGTTGAGCGATTTGCTTTCAGCGAAGTAGAGTTTGCCTTGAAGCAGTTTGATGGTCGCACGACTATCCCTCTGCCTTTCCTTGAGAACGGCTTTCTGTCGTCCGAAGATGAAGAGCTAATGATGGTTCAGCGCGCAATGATGGCTGTGCACGTCAAGCTTGAGCGATACTGCTCCGCATTCTTTACGGCTCTTGCTGCTGACGCTGCACCAGATCGTGATCCAGCAGGCTGGACCGAGATTAACTGGCAGGCGTCGGGCGGTACAGATCTTGACTCCTCTTCCGACTTCATGGAAGTAATGAGCAGCCTTATTCAAGATGCACGACTTCGGTCTACGGCTCCGATCAACGCAATCTACATGGGTCGACGGGTAGCTGAAAAGCTGTCTCGTGAGGCTTCAATTCTTGGTCGATCCGTTGTAGGTGATGCCACCAAGGGCGTTGCGATGGTTAACGGTCTTTCAGCGGCACCTCTATCGCACGTTGAAAATGTTCTTAAGGAATACTTGCAGCTTGACGAAGTTGTGATCAGTGGCGCTATTCAAGACAGCGCTAATCACGGACAAGCATCTAGCAAATCCTACATTTTCCCAACCGATAGACTTTGGATTGGATCTGCTGGCGAATTGCAGATGAGCGTTCGCAGCGGTCAGACTCCACGAGTCATTAATGGAGCTGGCGCATTCTGCAAGCTCATCGGGAAGATGGACGTGCAGATGGGACCTGAGCCAGGCGTTATGCCGCAAAATTTCGAGGCAATCGCAGAGTATTTCTGTGAAAGTGTTGCGCTTGACACTGATAAGGGTACAATCGTACATAACCTCGGATAGTAGGATAGGGCTATGTCAAAAAAGTTAAAGCAATACAGGCTGTGTGGCGTGCGCTTTGTGCATGACAGTCGCGGCACATTTGTTAGAGATGGCGAGATTGCTTGGCTTGATGACGACAAGGCAAAGAAAATTCTTTCGGCTCTTAAACGTGACGGGCGCCCGGATGCACTTGCGCTCGTATCGGATGAGAAAAAGAAAAGGAAGAAAGTTTCGGAGCCTGAGCCTGTAAAAGACGGCAGCACAGCAACCGAGAGTGCGGGCGAAGGAGAGCCTATCTCCGTTGGCGAGCCTTCACCGCCTCTTGGGTTGCATTTTTCCATTCGTAAGAAAGCAGCCTCGGCTATTGTTGGAGTTGAGATCAAAAGCACTCCAGAGGCCGATGAAATTCTAAGCTCATCTCCAGCAGACGTTGTTGAGAACGCATTAAAGGCAATCGAAGCAGAAGAGGCGTGATATGGCTCCGCCTAACTTTCGGCGTACGCTTGATGCCTCGGCTAGAATACAAGATCAAGCAGAAATAGATTTTGAAAATCTAGCAGAAGCACTAGCTGAGAATATCGGGCGACGTATTGCTGCTTCACTCGGAATAGACCCATCATCCATCTTTCCACCAGACGGCTCCGACGGGCGACTTGTCGGTCGCACAAACTTCGAGAGAGTTCTGCAAAGCGTAAGTGGTGATGACGCTGTTCGAGCGGTCGTGCTTTCTTCAGATATTGACGACATCGAAGACTTTATTGCTCAGAGCGGTAT